AAAGAACCACCTTTTGCAAAATAGGCCATATAACATAGTTGGTTCGCTGTTCGAAATCGGGATATAAGCTCTCGCGGGCGAGGGTGGTTATCTCAGCAAACACGAAAAGTGGCGACTATCCCAGTATGAAAACAGTAAAAAGGGATACGAGGAAATGAAAAATCAGGTGCGCAGCTATACCGGCTATGCCACCGAACAGTTTGACCAGCTTGACGACAGGGTGCGGGCCGTGGGTGGCAATATGACTGACGCGATTACCCGCTTTGCTGAAACCGGCAAAATAAAAATGTCTGAATTTGCCGGATCTGTGATTAGCGATTTAATACGTATTCAGGCTCGCATGGCCGTATCAGGATTATTTGGCCAAATATTTGGTGCAGGGGTTTATAGCAGGAGTGGATTTGAAAATGCTGGCAGTATTGTCGGTATCGGCGGTATCGGCACCAAAATGCAGCATGGCGGCTATATCGGCGAAGGGGTGGTCGGCTTCGGCCGGCGCAGCGGTCAGTCTTACGAATTTCATCCCAATGAATATGTAATACCGGCCAATAAAATGAGCGGCGGCAGCCAGGTGGTTATCAATAATTTCACCGGTATTAGCGCCACGGCTACCGAGCGCCAGGGGGCCGACGGTATCAAGCGCATATTCGTGGAGATCGGCAACAACATTCTATCCGGCGGCACCATCGGCAAGGCCATGGATTTGCGTTATAACATGAAGCCCGCCGGGATAAGGAGTCAGTAAGATGGCAACATGGCCGGTTACATTACCATCGTTTGATGAAATACTGATTGACACTTATCAGGAAGTGGCACCGGACAACATTATTAGAACACAGATGGAGCTCGGCCCGGATAAAATTCGCAAAAGGGGAACCGCAGCGCCGACCCCGTTTACCGGATCCCTGTATATGACTTCAACGCAAGTTGGAATTTTACGAACATTTTACGACGGTACCATCAGCTACGGGGCCGATTCTTTTGACGCGGTTCATCCGCGCACTTCCTCTGCAATCACTGCACGTTTTACCGCGCAGCCGCAGATTGCCAGGATGGGCGCTGATTGGGTTGTTGCTATCGGCTGTGAGATTTTGCCATGAGCCGTTCTTTAACCGCCACGTTTTTAGCTGCTTTAAATGCGGGCCAAACCGACGAAATATATCATACCATTATTGAAATCAGCGGCGGCGGCATTTCAACCAAACGCTATGTCAATAACTATGAAGATGTCATTTCAGGAGGTGACACCTACACTGCAGCTGCCTTTGACTCGCGCCCGCCCGATGATGTCGAAGATCGAATCCCTGATGTCAATATCGTGGTGGATAATGTTGACCGGGCGCTAATCAGTGACATTCGTTCGGCCACCGGCACGCCTGACGCATCAATCGCGCTTATCCTGCAAAGTGACCCTGACACGGTCGAGGTCGGCCCATTTGAATTTAAAATCCGGTATGTCGATTATAATGCGTTGACGATTAGCGGCACCCTAAAATACGAAGATATTTTAAACGAGCGATTTCCAAAAACTGATTACACGCCAATTAATTATCCGGGGCTTTTTTAATGGTAGCAATCAAAAATCGATATATCGGTATCCCCTATGAAAAATTGCGCTGCTGGGAATTGATTTGCCACTATTACGCGAACGAGCTCGGAATTGCATTGCCGACGCACGAAAATAATTACCGTGATGAAAATGATCAGAAAACCATTAGCATGTTATATCGACATGAAATTGCCTTAAAAAGATGGTTGGAAGTTGACAAGCCGAAGTATCCCGATATCGCGGTATTTAAAATAAACGGTCATCTATGGCACTGTGGTATCGTAGTTGGAAATATGAAAATGCTTCATACGCAGCGGGGCTGTCAGTCAGTAATCGAATCGTATAAAAATGCACGTTGGAAAAATAGGCTTTATGGATTCTTTAGATACCAAGCAAAGCAAGAATAAGCAGCAACCATTTCATCCACTGGTTAAAAAACCGGATGCACCGCTGGCGGCTGCTGGTGCGTTGGCCGGTAGCTTCGGCGCATCGGCGCTGGTGTCTGAAGGAATTATCAGCGCGACGACCGGTTTGTTTTTGCAACTTGGCATTAGCGTTGGCGCGGCGCTGGCTTTACGGGCATTAGTCAAGCCGCCAAGTCAAGATCTGATAACCGGCGGTACCAATTCCATGTACCAGGGAGTTCGAAACGCTGCCCGGCCATATCAGCCATGCCAGCAGGTATTAGGCAGGATGCGCGTTTATCCACCGCTGGCAGCCGATAACTATTCTGAAAACAGGGGAACAGATGTTTGGGCCAGGATGCTATTTCATATCGGCGATGGGGAATATGCAGTTGCAATCGATACGCTGAAAAGTGGCGACACGTTACTGTCAGACTTGCTGACTGATTATGACAACGACGTTGAAATAGCTGTTGGCAATATCAGTGATTCTGCGATCCAAGAAATTTATCCAGCCGGGGTGTCGACCGATCATAGTCTGCCAATCGAACTTGATTATGACGAAGGATGGTATGTCAGAACGACGAAGCCCGATACCAATGAAATAAGTGTCGATGTCGGCTGTCTGAGCGGCCTTTATTCGATTGACGATGATGGTGATTATAACGGGCTGTTTATTTTTTATAAAATCCAATATCGTCTAAGCAATTCAAGCGATGCCTGGACTAATTTTCCCGGCATGTCATTACCGGAATTTTATAAATTCGGCGGTACGCTGACGCGGACTTATCAGTTTCACACAAGCGCAAAAACTCAGGATGCAATTACATGGAATCATCGCGTTACCGGCCTGGCATCGGGAACATACGATGTGCGCATCAAAAAAATGTATGATGCAAAGCTGATGCCGTATAAAGGTAATTATGAAATCCTGCAGGACGATCTATACTGGACTGCCTTCCGATCCATTAATACAGATACCGAAGTCGTAATCGATCCAAATGCTTATTTGCTGGCGCTGCTTATAAAAATAACCGGAAATTTCAATGGCCAGGTGGACGCGGTCAGTGTTGTCGCCACGCGCAAGTGCAGCAAGTATGATGGCGCCGCCTGGACTTCAAAGTCGATAACGACAAATGCCGCATGGGCCTACGGGGAGATACTGCGCTCTTTTGTCGATGATTCAAAGATTGACGGTTCTGCCATAGCGAGCTGGGCCGCAAACTGTGCCGCAAATGGGTTTTCTTTCAATGCAATTATTGAAAACGAAACGACCGCCAAGGGGATACTTGAAAACATTGCTGCTGTCGGCCGGGCATCGAGGGCAATCATCGACGGTGTTCACACGGTGGTTGAGGATTTGTCACAGTCAACTGATGTGCAGCACTTCTCGCCGCGAAATTCGTATGATTTCAATGGCCATCGGGAATTTATCGATTTTCCGCATGGTTTGAAATGTCGTTTTGTCAATGAAAATTCTGATTATCAGGTGGATGAAATAATCGTCTATGACGACGGGTACTTTGAAAGCACGCCAAGTGCTGACACCTGGCAATCGAAAACATATTACCAAGTTGATGACTATGTGATCCCAACCGCGCCAGACGGTTATTATTATAAATGCACCCAAAATGGGATATCCGGCACATCTGAGCCGTCTTGGCCTGCAACGCCGCGAGGAATTGTAACCGACGACGAGGAAACGCTTGATCCGGTAACGTGGATATGCTGCGACGAAGCGACGGACTTTGAATCAATGCAGCTCTTCGGTGTGACCAATACCGATCATGTCTGGAAATTAGCTCGCTATTATATGGCGGTAGCGAGGCTGCGGCCGGAAACCTTTACCATAATGACGGATGCCGAAAACCTGCGCTGCACCCGCGGGGATCGCGTCGGGCTGACATATGACGTAATGATGGCCGGCCAGGGTCAGGCGAGGATCCTAGAAGTCAACGGCAACTCCGTTCGCATGGATGATACAATTACCATGACCGGCGGTACGGATTATGCCGCTATCATCCGTAAAGCGGACTTTACCTTTCTTTCTACAACCATCGTGAATGACCCCGGGGAACAGTCAGTCATTACATTGGGATCGGTGACCGACATCGCGCCACCGGATTTGATTTTTTTCGGCGAATCAGGATCGATCAAAGAAACCTGCATTGTCACCGGTATTGAATATCAGTCTAATCAAGGCGCAAAAATTACCCTGACAAATTATAACGAATCAATATATGACGCCGACACCGGCACCATTCCGAACTTTACGCCGGTAATCAGTCGTGATGCATCGTTCGGACGTCGCCCGCCCAATGTAGTCATTAGCGATGTGACTTTAGGCTATTGGCCGGTCGAACCCAATGATTTGTCTCAGCGCAAACTATATGCAAAAATCAGTTTCTATCTCGGAATGTCAACTGATGTCGAAGTTGCATTTTTCCAGGCTCAATATCGGGAAACCGGATCGACTGACGATCCCAATGTCGGCAGCTATTCGAACGAATGGATTTCTGCCGGTTACGTACCGTTCGAGTCGCGCACCATTATGGTGCCAGTGGTGCAAAATACGATTTATGATTTTCGAATCCGAACAGTCAGCCTTTATGGGGTGACCGGTAACTGGGTTTACCACAATGACTATACGGCGACTTACACCGGCTGGACGCCAAATGACATTGTCGCATTGCAGCTTGTCGGTGGTGGCAGTACTTGGTCGGGTTTGGATTGCGCTATAACCTGGGAAAAACCTACTGATTTATGGAGAGTTCAGGTTGTAATGGTTCAGGTATTGCGAACTGATCTGACGCAGGTATTAAGAACCGATTACATTTGGTATGATAAAAATACTTATGTGTATACCTACGGCATGAATCAGGAAGATACCGGGGGAAATCCCGTTGGATCGCTGACTTTCAGGGTGGGTGCCTATTCGATTTCCGGCACCGCCGGGTTAGTCAGTGAAAAATCTTATACGCATGCTGCGCCTGACGCTCCAACGGGCCTGACATATAAGTCACAGGCGGGCGGTGTGGAGTTTTTTTGGGATGAAAACAGGCAGCCGTCTTTTTCTCATTTTGAAATATCAATCAGTGTCGGCGTGGACTTCGACTGGTAATGGCAACCTATAACCTAAAAATATACGATATCACTGCAACGGTCAATGTCGATGCGATTGCATTATCACAGATAACTACAACCCTAACGCTGCCCACGATTTCTGTCAGACCAAGTATAGATTCTATTAACTTGATTGTCGGTAAAATTTTATCGGTGCCGACAATAACGGTAACATCACATGAATCTGAATTAAATTTGATCCGGGGTATTATGTTGACGATATGAGTTTCGATATTACTACTCACATAAGCGATATAACGCTATCGGTGGAGCATGTTTTAAGCGGCCTGGATATAACCTGCGTAACCGAGGTGGAAGAGTTTTCTTTTTTGCCCCAGCCGTTTTTGAAAAAATTAAGTCCGCGGTATTTTCGAAAACCGACCGAAGCCGAGCGCACGGCCTATGGCGCAACGCCGACGATCTATATCCGGGTAAAGGCTGTTGACAAGTTCGGGCAGAAGTCGGCTTATAGCGGAACGTCTGCTACCGCCGGGATCTATAATATCAAGACCGCCGATATTATCGACCTGGCATTTTCTCTGAATATCAACGATTCGACATTCGGCAATCAGGGTATTCAATTAGACTACAACGCCGGTACGCCGCGTGCTTATATCGGCGACGGCAGCAACCAATATTTTAAATTCGACGGCACCAACGTATCATGGAAGGGAACCAATACCGAACTGACGGCGGCTGGGGCGTTCACCGCGACGAGCGCCACCATTACCGGATCGGTCACCGCCACAAGTGGCGCAATCGGTGGGTGGAATATCAATGCAACATCCATCTACACCGGAACCGAGGATCATAGTGGTTACACGGCAAATGCTGGTGACATTACGATTTATTCAAACGGCTCGGATGCGTCGATTCATGCAAGAAATTTCTATATTGATACATCCGGGAATTTGACAGCAACCGGGGTTACTTTGACCGGCGCGATCACCGCTACGAGTGGGGCAATCGGCGGCTGGAACATAAACAGTACTTCGATATATACCGGCACAGAAGACCACTCTGGATATACCGCCAATGCTGGCGATATAACGATTTATTCCAATGGATCTGACGCATCCATCCATGGAAGGAACTTTTATATTGATACTTCCGGCAATCTGACTGCTACTAGCGTAACATTGACCGGAGAAATAAACGCATCGACCGGTTCTATCGGTGGCACCTGGAATATTACTGCAAGCGCGATCTATACCGGGACAGAAGACCATAGCGGGTATACCGCAAATGCCGGAGATCTAACCATTTATTCTAACGGTGCAGATGCCAGTATCCACGCCTATAATTTTTATATCGATACGACTGGTAACATTGTTGCGAAAGGCGGCACCATCGGCGGCTGGACGCTGGGGGCCACCACGCTGACGGCAGGTGGTCTGGTGCTCGATGAGGGCAATACCAGAATTCGCGCCACCACAGGAGCGAATTATTCCGAAATGTCGCCATCTGGTTTTGTCTGCTATGATAGTGTATTTGGTACGACGGTCAATATCCCGACCGATGGCAGTGCGCCGGAGTTTTCCAGCGGCATTTTAAAAGAATTTGAATATCGCATCTATACGGTCAATGATGTTTTTAGAACCAACGCCGACCCGGCAAGCAATGGTGGACTAATAATCAATAACACCAGTTTAACCGCTTATAATTCAACGCCAACTAAATTACTGCAATTTGTTTTTGATGGTGGCGATGAGGGCGATGCCTATATCGGCGATTATGACAATGATAATCACGGTTTTAAATACGATCATAGTGACGGAATACTGAATTATCGTGGTGAAGCGATTATCACTGGCGGCACTCAGCTACCGTCAGATGAAAACCTGGTCGGGTTGTGGCAATTCAATGAAGGCACCGGAACGATAGTCATAGACGGTACAGGTGACGGTAAGGATGGCACGCTTGCAAATACACCCACTTGGGTGAATACAGGAATAGCAGGTGGATGCCTTGACTTTGACGCTGCCAGCGATGAGCATGTAGACATTGCCGATCACGCGGATTGGGATATCGGAACCGGTGACATATCGGTTAGTATGTGGCTTTACTGGGATGGTTTTGTAGATCAAGGATCTGTTTGGAACTGCCCATTGTTTCGTGGTGAATTAGGCACGCCAGCAGGAAATTGGGGGTTTGCGATCCAAACTACTGGTTCAATATTGACTTGGAACAT